GCGTGGTCTTCCGTGCCGGCTGGCTGATGGCCAACCCCATCAACCCCGTCGACCAGACCGCGAACCGGTATCCCTTCGCTGTCCTGACTCCCGCGGCTTCCAATGCTGGCGGCGCTGGCGGCAATGCCGGCGGCGAAGGCGGCGGCGGCACCTGACCTTATGGAGGCGCGTAGATGAAAATCCAGTTGACGAAAACGCTGCCGCAGCCTGAGCTGGGCAGGGTTATCCCGGCGGGCGTGATCATAGACGCGCCTCCTGCTCTCGCTGAGCGGCTACTTCGGCAAGGCAGGGGAAAACCCGTCCGGGACGGAGAAACGCCTGAGAGGGCTGTTGCAACAGCGGAGAAAGCGGAACGCAAGAAAGGCAGAGGAAAGAAGGTGACCGCCCATGCCTGACATCCACGAGTATTCCGAGACCGAACCCACGGAGCAGGAGCTGCAGCTGATGCGGGACAGGATGCTCCTGTACATCTTCCCAAACGACCCCGTGACGGAGGAGGAGCAGGAGGCTTTCGCCCAGGCGGTCACCTACCAGATCGAGCATGAGCGGCACCGCAAGGCCCTGCTCAACGGCATCCCGGACGGAGCGCAGAGCTTTAAGATCGGCGATTTCCAGATGGCCTTCGAGGACGGTGTGAACGATCACCGGCTGACCCGGAAAACCATCTGCGACGCTGCCTTCTCTGTGCTGCTCAAGGCTGGGCTGCTCTGCCGATATGTTTACTGAAGGCAGGTGCTGACAATGGCTCTGATTGATTTCGCTCTGACCCAGACGGCTGTCATCAAGCCGTGGGTGCGCTACGCCAACGGCGAAGACATCTACGGCGAGACAGAGGAGCGCAGGTGCCGGCTCCAGCGCACGCGGGACCTTGAGCACACGTACAAAAACCCGGCGGGCACCCTCGACCAGGTCTTGGCCATGGGCAAGATGTTCTGCACGGGCGCACCGATCCCGGAGCGATCGATCGTCACAGTCGACGGCGCGGAGTACATCGTTTTGGAGTGCTACCGCGCTTGGGGCTTTGTCGAGGATCACCTGGAGGTGGTGCTGGCGTGAGCAGGATCAAGGGCCTCAAAATCGACGTGCGGCTGGACAAGGCCAAAGTCAAAAACATCACGCAGCAATGCACGAGAAAAGGGACATGGTCGGCGCTTGACCATCTGGCTGCGGTCAGCAAGGAGCAGGTGCCTCTGGACCAGGGCCCCCTGAAAAACTCGTGCTTTGTCGACGTGGCCGCTGACGGCAGCTCCGGCACGGTGTCCTACGATACCCCCTACGCCGTGAGGCAGCACGAGGAGACCTGGTATCAGCACCAGCGTGGCCGCAAGGCTAAGTACCTGGAAGACCCCTGCAACGATGGGCAGGTGCAAAACGAGATGCGGGAATTGCTCAGGAGAGCATACGCCGAACAGATGGGGTGACGAGAGTATGAACATCTTGGAAGAAATCGCGCTGCATCTGGATTACTGCGGCCTTGGCGACGTAGCCAACGAAGAGCAGGACGGCGATATCCACTGGGCGCGAATGCCCGACAGCCCGGACGACTGCACCTGTGTATTTTCGACCGACAGCGGTGTCGGCGGCCCGGCCTCGACGGCGCGCTTCCAGATCATGACCCGGGCCAGGAGCGCGCGGAAGGCCTACGAAACCTCCTATGCCATCGCGAAGGAGTTTGACAGTTTCAACGGCTTCCTGCACGGCGACGGCCCGCAGGTCATCTGCGAGGTGGTCAACGCCGCGACGGGCCTGGGCGCCGACACCAAAAAACGTGAGATGTATGTGACCAATATCACAGTCAAATACTGCGAATAAGGAGTGATGACTATGGCGAAGGGACGCAAGAATGCTTGCCCGACCAACGTCAAGGACTGGAACATCTCCATCCAGGACAAGTCGCAGGTCACGGAAACGTGGGTGCGTATCCGCGGCCTGAATGAGATGACCCACAACACGGACAGCAACACCGAGGACGGCAGCGCGACGACCGATCTGTGGGAAGAACCCTATGTGTCCAAGCGCAACGGCACGATCGCCCTCTCCGGCCGTCCCCTGGTGGACGCCGCGACCGGTGAGGCTGATCCCGGCCAGACCATGCTGGACGACTACGCGACGGCCGGCGTGTGCGATGAGGACGCGACCCTCAAGATCGTCGACCCCTACGGCAAGGCCATTGTCGCCGATTTCGTGGTGACCGGCACCGAGACGAGCGCGAACGAGACCGAGGAAACCAAGAGCTGGGATCTCGCCCAGGTTGGCGAGGCCGAGCCCATTCCCTATGTGCAGGTGACCGGCGTGGAGCTCAAGGACAACAACACCGCTGTCACCACCCTGGCTCTCCAGGTGGGTGACACGGCCAAGCTGATCACCGTGGCGATTGCCCCGGCTGACGCCTCCAACCAGCGCTTCCGGATCACCACCGGCTCTAAGCGTGTGGCCCAGGTCGGCAATGTGACCGACAACAGCTTCACCGTCACCGCGGTGGGCGCCGGCACGACGAACATCGTCGTGACCACGGTCAACAACGCCAGGCGCGCCACCCTGGCGGTCACCGTCACCGAGGGCACCTAAGTGCATACACAGCCGGGACGGGGCGTCAAAACCTTGTCCCGGCTCTATTTACAGGAGGAAAAATCATGGCATCGCGCACACTCAACTTTGATAATTTCATGAGTGAGAAGAAGCAGGAGCCGATCAAGGTCACGGTTTTCGGCGAACAGTACGACGTCAAGCCGGAGATCCCGGCCATCGTCATGGTCACCCTCGCCCGCAGCGATGAGGCGACGGTGAGCGAGTTTGAAGCCACCAAGATGATTATCAATGCCGGCGACATCATGTTTGGCAAGCCGGTCATCGACACGTTCTGCCGCAAGGGCATGCGCGCCGAGCAGCTGGTGGAGCTGATCAAGAGCGTCTTTGACATGATCAACGGCAAGGACGTGGACGGCGAGGAGCCGGAGGAGCTGGACGACGAGAGCGGTATGGTGACCGCGGGTAAAAAGGCAAAAAAGTAAATCTGCTCTATGTGTGGGACGCGGTTGAGGCCGATTTCATGCGTGATTACGGCATCGATCTCATAGAGCAGCTGGATCGGCTGACCTGGCGGAGGTTCACGGTGCTGTTCCGCAACCTCTCGCCCTACGGGGCCACAGCGTCCGCCATTGAGGCGTACAAAAAAGAGCATGCGAGCGATGTGGACAACGTGGATGAGGGCCGCGCCCAGGCGACGGCCTTTTTCTCCGCCGTGATGTCCACATCTGGGGTCAAATAAGGCGGTGAAGATATGGCACTGAAGGTAGGCGAGCTGTTTGCGAGCTTTAACATCGACACCAGCGGCGTCACGAAAGCCATGGACAGCGCAGAAAAGAAAATGCGCAGCTTTGGCGGCGGTCTCGCCCTCGCCGGTGCTGGCATGACGGCAGCGCTGACGGTGCCGGTCAAACAGGCCGCAACGGCGATCTATGAGGCGGGCACAAGCTTCGATTCGCAGATGTCGAAGGTGTTTGCCATTATCGGCAAAGAGGCGACCGGAAACGCGGATGTCATGGAAGCCCTGAATAAGAAAGCGCTGGAGATGGGCTCCACCACGCAGTTCACCGCCTCCGAGGCCGGCGAAGCGATGGAGTACATGGCCATGGCCGGTTGGAAGTCCGGCGAGATGCTGGCCGCGATTGAGCCGCTGATGAACCTGGCGGCGGCTGCCGGCGAGGATCTGGGCACCACCTCGGACATCGTCACCGACGCCATGACGGCCTTCGGGCTTGCGGCGGACGGCACGAGCAAGGTGCTCAAAAACGGCGTGACCAAAGAGGTCAACAACGTGGCGCACTTCGCCGACGTCCTGGCCGCTGCGTCCTCCAACTCCAACACCAACGTCGCCATGATGGGCGAGTCCTTCAAGTACGTGGCCCCGATCGCGGGCTCCATGGGCTACACCATCGAGGAGACGGCGATTGCCCTGGGCATTCTGGCCAACAGCGGCATCAAGAGCTCCCAGGCCGGCACGTCCCTGCGGAGGATCTTCACCTCGCTCAACGGCAAGATCGACATTTCCGGCAAAAAGCTGGGCAAGGTGACGATCAGCACCACCAAGGCGGACGGCTCCATGCGCAGCCTGACGGACATCCTCGCGGACTGCCGGAAGGCTTTCAGTCAGCTGTCGGACAGTGAGAAGACGGCGGCAGCGAAGAACCTTGTCGGCCAGAACGCCATGTCGGCCTTCCTGACGCTGATGAACGTCACGGAGAAGGATCTTGGCGACCTGACCAACGCAATCTACGGTGCGGACGGCGCGGCCGAGGACATGAAACGGACCATGCTCGACAATGCGCAGGGTGATGTCACGATCCTCAAGTCCGCCATCGAAGGCCTGGAGATCACTCTTTGGGATCTGGCTGAAGACGGCTTCCGGAAGGTCGTCCAGGACGCCACCGGCGTGGTTGACGCTCTCCGGAATATGGACGAGGGCACGCAGCTGGGCATCATCGGCATGGGCGGTCTCGCGGCTGCAGCCGGACCGTTTACCGCGGCGGTAGGCGGCCTGATATCGTCCCTGCCCTCCCTCACCACCCTGTTTACCGCGCTGACCGGCCCCACCGCCTTGATGGCCCTGTCCTTCCTCGCCCTGGGCGCCGCAGCCATAGACGCGGACAACAACATCGGCACCACCTTCGTCAAGGCGATGGAGAAGGCCGGGAAAAAGGTGGAGGAGTTCGGCGCGAAGGTAGCTGAGCAGGAGCCGGTCATCTCCGAGCGCATGGGCAATTTCCTCGACAGCGTCGCTAAGGGCATCGAAGAGGGCGTCCCGGGCATCATGGACGGCATCGGGGACGTGCTGACGACCGCGATCACCGCCATCAGCAAAAACATGGGCAGGGCCGCGAACGTCAGCCGAACCCTCGTCATGAAGATTGCCGGCGGCGTCCGGGACAACGCGCCCAAGATCATCCCGGCCATCGTCAACCTGATGTCCGAGATGGCGCAGGCCCTGATCACCAACATCCCCACGGTGGTCTCCGCCACCTCCGAGGTGCTGACAGCTGTCGCGAAGGCGCTGGCGGATATCGACTGGGCGCAGGTCGGCACGGATCTGCACGACGCGATCCAGACCGCCCTCAAGGATCTGGGCACCTGGTTCCGCCAGCTGGCGATGGGCGACGAGTACAAGGAGGATGCAAGCTGGCAGGAGGTCGGCGCGGCGATGATCAAAAACATCATCGCTGGCATCAAGACCGGCTTCGGCGCGCTGCGTGACTTCGTCGGCGGCCTGCTCCTGGGCGATCAGTACGTCAAGGAGGACGACTTCGCAACCTTTGGCGGCAAGCTGATCGACGCGATCTTCGCCGGAGCCGAGGGCACGGCCACAGGCGCAGCAGACTTTGTCGGCGGCATCATGACCGGGATCTCTGACATGTTCACGCCCACCGCTGTAGCCGGTGAGGCCCTGAACATCGTCAAGAAAATCGTCGATGCCATCGGCGACAACCTCAAGAAACTGAAGGAGAACGGCGCGGGCGAGTCCCTCGGCGGGTCTGTAGCCAAGATCCTTGACGCGATCTTCGACGGCATTGCGAGCCTGGGCACAGACACGCACATCACGGGATTCATCGAAGACATCGGCCAGGGCCTGATGGACGCCATGGGCTCCCTCGGCGCGATCGTCGGCGACTTCGCCGGCAAGCTGCTGGGCTATCTGTTCTCGGAGGACGGCCTGCGGAGCATCTACAGCGCGGGCAGCGCCGTCATCCAGCTGCTGTACAAGGGCATCGAGGCCGCTGTGGGCAGCATCGGCGACTTCATCGGCAACTTTGTCGACCGCATCCTCATCCAGCTGGGTGTCGTCGATCCGGAGGCGCGGGAAAAGGCCAAGGAGGCCGGGACCGAGCTTGTGGCGACGATCCAGACCGGCATGGAGGAGGGCTTCGGCGGCAACAACCTGATGCAGTCCCTCATGGAGTGGACGCTGTTCAGGGGCGGCGAGGGCTTCAGCCTGGGCACCGAGAGCACGATCACCAACGACCTGCTCGCGTCCCTCAACGATGCCTTCAGCAATGCCGCCAAGGCTGCGAATGGCGATGCAGCGGAGTTCAAACGGCAGCTCATCCAGGCGTTTATCTATAACAGCGACATCGAACGGCTGCTGAACGGCGGCGAGCTTCGCGACGAGCTTTTCACGGAAGAGGAGATCGCGGCCCTCCTGCCCAAAGGCGAGGACTTCTGGTCGAACTTCCTGAAGGCCTACACCGAGGGCGACTTTACGACCCTGATGCAGCTGATGAACGAATCCGGCATGTCCCTGCTCGGGCTGGCCAAGCCTGCGGTGGAGGACACGGCGGAGGCGCTGCAGAAGGCCGAAGATCAGGCCGTCAGCGAGTTTACCTCCGGCATGAGCACGTCCGCCAAAGAGGCAGTCGAGAGCGTGCAGAAAGAGGCCGCCGGCGTGGAGCAGGCCGTGGAGGCTGCCCAGGCGGGGATCGAGGCCGCGACGGAAAAGAAGCGCACCTACAGCATCAAGTGGGTGGGCGACAGCAATACGGCGGAGGCAACCGGACAGGACGCCAAGGAGATTGCGGACGCGATCACCGAGCCGTTTATCATCACGATCAACAAAGAGGGCGGCGAGGAGATCGGCGGGTTGTTTATCTCCGGCCTCATCACCAAGCTGAACGACGGCACGCTGGTGGCGACCATGACCACTCTGGGCAATGACGCCCGCAATGCAATTGCCAATATTCTGACCTCTGACGCGGGCTACAGCATCGGCAGCGCCTTCGGCTCCTCGATCGCGGCCGGCATCGCGGACGCCCTCGCCATGAGCGGCGTCAACGATCTGAGCCACGGGCTGAGCGGGGCCGCGGCGAACAACATGTCGATGCCCGGCATGGCCGGAGGCGGCGCGAACACCCAGGCGCAGAGCATCATCAACAGCATGCCCACGCCCGCGCAGCTCGGCGCAGCTGTAGCCAATGCCCTGAACGGCACCCAGGTCGCTATGGACGGCCAGGCTGTCGGCTACCTGGTGGCGCCCACCGTCAGCAACTACATCGCCAACGAATCTTACGAAAGGGTTTGATGCTGAATGAGAGCAACGTATACGTGCAGCCTGAACGGCATCGAGCTCGAAAGCCTGGATCACGCCATCCACATCGAGGACATCCACGAGCAGGCCAAGATCGACGTATCGACGGATAACCGCTTTGCCGGCGGCAGGGTGCTGACCGCCCCGCCCCGGCGCGAGTCCCTTGAGATCACCATCAAGTTCAAGATCAAGACCTCGAACCGTCACGCCCGCCAGCTCATCATGAACGACATCCTCGGCTGGGCGACGGAGGGCTGGCTGCTGACCAGTCTGCGGGAGAATCAGCGCATCTACGTTTACTGCACATCCTTCCCCGGCTACGGCAACTGGGACCGCACCGAGAGCTTTGAGATCACCTTCACGGCGTACTACGAGAGCGCTTGGCGGGAGATCACCCCGGCTGTAGCGACGACGATTGACACCAGCGGCACGGCTGATCTGATCATGCGCGGCAACCGTGTGGCATCCTTAGAGGCTGAGGTCAAGAACAATAGCGACACGACGGTGACGACGGTGACGTTGGCTGCGAACGGCTACAGCATCACCTTCTCCGGCCTGTCGATGGCAAGGGGCGACGTGCTGAACCTGTACTACGATGAACACTTCATACTCTGCGCCAAGGTAGGGGATACGTCGGTATTGTCCAAGCGCACGGCGGCGAGCAGCGACACGGTCAAGCTCATGCCCGGCAAGGTCAACACGGTGTCGTATTCGGCCAATGCCGAGTGCGAGTGGACGCTGATCGGAAGGGGGCTGTACCTGTGACGACCATCGAAGTACAGCTCCCGCGCCTGTTGCAGGGCACGACACGCGCAGGGACGCTCAGCCATCCGAACGGCCTGAATCAGAACGTCACGCTGACCGATTTCAGCACCAAGGCTGTCCTGCGTCCGATCAAGCAGGGCGTGAAACTGAGCTATGACACCCTGAGCAAGGCGACCCTCACCATGCCGGAGAGCGAAGACGTGCTCAAGATGCACGACTTTGTGGAGCTGTACAGCGACCGCGGGTCTCTTGGCATCTTCCGCGTCGTCGGCTCCGGCCTGACACCGTTTAAGAACCGCACGTACAACCTGAACCACGCCTTCGACACGTTCAACGACTGCGTCATCGGCAATATCAACAACGGCACGACAACTGACGGCACGGTTGAGCTGTCCGGCAGTATCTACGACGTGCTGTTCACCGTCCTGACCTTCCAGCAGAACAGCGTGGAGCGGTGCTACTGGAAGCTCGGAACGATTGATTCGTCCGTGGCCTCGCAGCTCTACAAGTTCAACAACACGTTCAACAACGCCAAGAGCGTTCTGGATGCCATCGCCGATAAGTACCCTGACTGTGTGTACACCTACGACTTCAGTACCACGCCGTGGACGCTGGATTTCGTCAAGCGCGAGACAGCCACACGCACGGAGCTGCGGCTCAACCGCAACATCAACGGCATCGACATCAACCGCAGCGATACCGACCAATGCACAAGGCTGTTCATGTCGTTAGACAACTACACCGATCCGCTTGTAGCCGAAGAGAATAAGACTGTCACCTATATGCGGTGGGAGAACCCAACGGCTCAGGCCAAGTGGGGCATCATCTCCAAGGCCATCGGCGTGAAGACGGAGGAAATCTCAAGCCTCGGCGAATGGCTGAACACCTTCTGGAAGCTCCATGCCGACCCGCAGCTTGATATCAGCATCACCGCGCAGGACTACAGCAAGTATTCCGGCGAGCCGATGGACGCGTTTTGGCTCGGCAGTATGTGCCGCGTGATCCTCGCCGACTATGACGGGGACGACCGGGAGTACGACGAGCGCATCATGCAGATGGACAACGACGATGTGCTCAACAAGCCCCTCGCGTGGAAGCTGGCGCTGTCGAACAAAAGAAAGACGGCGGGCGGCTCCATCGCCAAAGCCCGGGAGAAGACCGAGAGTGCGGCGAACACAGCCCGCTCGGCCTCCATCCGCAGGGGCGGCGGGGGCGGCAGCGGTTCGTCCTCCGGCGATGCGATCACGGACATCAAGATCGAAGGCCCTACTGACAACGTCTATACGCTGAAGTTCAAGCAGAACGGCGTTTGGCAGAGCGCAGAATCGACTTTTAGCCGAGCCACCAATCTGATTGGCGGGTATCACATTGGTGGCGGCGGGCTGGTGGATGTCTA